GCGACCACTGACACATACACTCTTTCCCTACACGACGCTCGAAGTAATCCAAGTAGGGTCTGCGTAGCTACCGGTTAAAGAAACATAGGTAGTTCCTGCTGTAGTGGATAACAGGTAACCAGCAGAAGCGTGATTACCCCAGCCGTAAGCGGTATTCCAGTTGGAAGAATTGTTTGTAGTTGTATACCAGCTTGATGCCACATATACAGGGTCTGTTTCGGTATAAGACTGAAGTGCAGTAGAAGCTAGTGTTCCTTGAGCAGCAGTAGCAAAGTCTGTTGTGCTTGCTGCCGCAGCGGTTCCTAGTGTAGGCTTACCTGTTAAGTCAGCATACGCTCCAGAAAAGAGTGTAGGCTTATTAAGAATCTGAGCATCGCCTGTAGTAGCGTTCCAGTCAGCGTTAACGTTAACTTCTGCACCTGCAGCAATTCCAGAAAGTTTAGTTTTCTCTGTTGTAGTGTAGTTATTGTCAGTATGCACATAGGATGCGTCAACGACTGTGTTCGCATTATATCCTTGTACAGTGACACCAATAGCAGCACTTTTAAGAATGGTAGCATTAGCTGGTTCTGCACCTACGCTGGATGCAGTAAGAACTACTGTTCCTGTTAGTCCGTTGACAGAATCAACAGCACCGCCTCCTCCTCCACCGCCAGCAGCAGGAGCTCTACCGAGATTGACATACGAAGTACCGCCTAATCCAGTGTCAATAACACCAGCATCAATCTCTGAGCCATCAGAAAGGGTTAAAACAAGGGAATTATCAGCAGCAATGTTGGCATCAATAACAGAAACACCATCTTTTCCGTCATCGCCATCAACACCATCTTTTCCGTCTTTGCCATCAGAGCCATTTAAACCGTCTCTGCCGTCTTTTCCGTCAATACCTGCTGGTCCTCTATCACCTTGCTCTCCTTTTGGTCCCACAGGACCGATTTGCTTGGTTACAGAGGAAACTGACTGCTCTAGTTCCGTTACTTTGGAATCTAAAGCAACCCCTAATGTCTCAACCTTAGTCTCTACTGAGACATCAGCTAAAGTAATGTCTTTAAAGTTCATTAACCAACCTTAAATTGGTCTTTAAATGCTTGGTCAGCAGCGTCTTTAGACTGTTTACCTTGCATTTGAACTTTAACTACTTCCATATTGTGATTAATTTCTTTCTCTTTGAGCATTAGTTCCGCTAGTTTAACACGCTGTTGGAACGCTTTGTCATCAGGAGACTCAGCTAAATTGGTAGAAAGCGAACCAATAATCTTAGCTTTAGTCTCTTCAGGGGCTAATTGTGTCTTAACAGCAGAGTTTTGTGCATCTGCAGCATTTTTCATTGCTGTAGACTCTAAAACTTTGACTTCAGCGATAGCTTTAGCTTTGTTAACCTGAGCAATTTCTTGACGGATAGCGTCTTGTTCTGGATTAGGCTGCATCATTTCTTCTAATTTAGCCATCATTTCAGCTTTATTAGCTAAACTTGAATTAGCCACGATTCCTTGCAAAATCATAGGCAATACAGGAGTATCAGGTCCTAAAGTCTGCAATAAACCAATTAACTGAGCTTGTTCGTACTCACGAGCCACAATACCTAGCGTTGCGGTAGGCATAAATGTCAAGTCAACAGTAGGATAACGCTCTGGGTCAAACTGCATGAATCTCCATGCTGCCTTTTGAATCAAAGGAATCATGAAATCTTCTTGGAAGTTCATCAACGTACGCTTGTATTTCTTGATAATACCAGCAATCGACATAGACATCTGCATCGAACCATCACGAGTGTTCGGTGTAGGTTGACCGCTTGCGTCCACAGTGCCAGTAGCTTGTAGCAACATACGCTCAAAGTTCTGAGAAGCAGCCATATTGCCTTGGTCTGTAGTTCCGAACTTAAATGGAAACAGGATTTCTGATGGGTTTCCGTTAGTCAGAATAGCCTTACCGGGCTTAACTTCAAACTTAGCACCTCTAGGAAGCCTTGTAGCGTCCATAGCGACCATTGGGGCAGTAGTTAGGGCTAGGCTATCCATGTGAGCACGAAGCTGTGCATCGATGGCTTTCTGCATATTGTAAGCCTTTTCTACAGTACCACGACCATAGAAACGACCCGGAACAGAATCATCCTGATAAGCGACCACAGGACGGTCTTTCATCATGTACGGAGTCTTTTCTGCTTTGAGAAGTTTGCTTCCGTTTGCTACAACTAAAATACACTCAACTAAATCAGAGTATTTATCAGCCACAGAATCATCTGGGAACAAGTCCACAACTTCCGCACCGTCATTTTCCAGTTGCTCTACATATTCACGAGGAGCAAGACCATAATAAGTCAAAACTAATACTTTGTCGTCTTGGAACTGTGAAGACTCTTGAGTTGGCTCTAAGTCTGTATCTTCACCGGTAGGTCCAATATCTACTTTACGATAGATTCCTTTTTCCATTCCTTCCACAATCTTATGGATAGAAACGTACTTCTCAATCGCTACACCCATTGCATCTTCAACCGTAGTTGCATTAGGGTCAATTAAAAAGTTTTTAGGATTGATTGGGTTAATCTTAATCCGTGTAGACTCTTTTTCCATGACACCGTACGCTGCCGTACCGTCAGGCATTGGCATCGTGGTGGCAATCATTTCTGGTTTCTTGGAGACAACAATCTCAGCAATACCAGTTCCGTAGATTTCAGCTAACAACTCAACTTGAGAAACATACTTTTTAATTTTTTCTTTGTCGAGGTCTTCTGTCATTAATTCTTTGAGACGTTTAACATCTATTTTTTGTGCATCTTTGACGTCATCTTGGATATCAAAGTATTCGCCATTGCCAAAAATAGCTTCCACAATCTCAGCGTGTCGTGTTTCAACGGCTTGCTGAGTAGCAGGAGAAATAATACGACTACGCTCAGAATCTCTTTGTTTGTCTTCAGCAGACCATATACCTCTGAAAATACGCTCATACTCTAACCAATCTGATAAATAATTAGTGTCTCGCCAGTCTCTCCAGCGGTCTGTATGTGATACTACAAATTCAACTAAATCCTTATCTGATTCAGATGGTTCGTCAAATTCGTTTTGCTTTAAATCAGCCATGTTATTCCTCTTCATTGTCATCAATAGACGACTTGGTTAAATCAACAACTTCAATATCAACACCTGCGTCTTCTAATGCTTTTAATTTCATACGCTCGTCGTCTACTGGACCACCCATTTCTTGCTCATCACAAGTACGTACTGGAGAACAAGTAATATCAAACTTAACGCAGTAAGCAACTGGATGGTCTTCGATGTCAGCCCATTTAGGGGACAAAGGTAGCTTAGATGCTTTTAGTTCGTATGCAGGACCCTCAGCGATACAATCTTCAATCTCAGAGGTGTTGACGTAGTATTCGCAGTTAGCACAAAGGCGACCACGAGCTAAGCCTTCGGTGGTTCCCCACTTCATTGCTTTTTTCTTCCAGAACTCTTCGTTCGGCTCTCGTGGGTCTGCAGGACCAAGACCATGATTCTCTATTGTATAGAGATGGTTCTTGATATTAAGTTTGTTGTTTTGCAACGGTAGCGGACAATTATCCATTAAATAGTGCTTCCCATAGGGTCAACATACAGCGGATTGATAATCTGTTCTTTTGGAGGTGTTTGAATATATTGTTTTAATGAATTCAATAACTCCATTTGTTTCGGTGTGTATTTTAGTGCTTTATCAACTTCAGGACTCCATTGACCTACAGCGTATCCACGCAATGCAGAATCAGTAGCGTTTTTAATAGCGTCTTGTATCGGTCGACCTTCAGCTAGTGTAGCGTCAAAATCTAAAGCGTGTTCCTGTAGGGCTTTAATCTGCTCTGGAGACCATGTTTTCATTAGCTGGTCTCTTATTTTATTAGCAAATGGGTCTATATGTAATAACTCACCCGCTAAATCACGAGCCGTAAACTCTTTAGGTTTATATATTTCAATACCAACTTGGTCAATAGGAAGAGCAGTAGGACGACTAAACTTACCGCCTCCTAAAGGTCTGCCTGTCTCACCTACAGGATAAGTTTCAGCATATCCTTCGCCTGTTCCTAACACAACTTGTGGACTGTGTTGTGAAATAAAAGGATATTGCGTCCTAGCTTCTTGTAACAACTGTTGTATATAATCCATTTAGTATCCGCTTATAACATCCATTACTTCGTAGGGTTCATCATCATCGTAGTCTTGAGCATAATTAGATACTGCCATCTGGTCAACATAGGCTAGTGCATCAACCAAGTCATCATGCACATTAGCTGTTGGAAACTGCATGAGTTGGTCCACAAATTCATCCCAGTCTTCGTCCTCATTGAGAGTAATCCGACCGTGTTCAAATCGACCTTGCAACGCCCACGCCACTCTTTCCGTTTTTTTCTTGTTACCATGTGTTAAATCCTGTATGTGGAAGTACACATTGTTCTTACGCATTAAGTCGTTCAAATACGGATGCACTGCGTTCTTTAATGCACCTCGTTCGATACCAACCGCCATTGGCTGATATTCGTGTACTGTTCTTAAAATCTTTGCTGCAGTCTCTTTGATGTCCCAGCGTCCGTGAATAATCTTCTCAACGAACCAATCTCCATCAGGACCAATCTTTACTACTGCAATCGCTGATTCGTCTAAGCGTTTCTTTGTAGCGCCAGAGTTCTTTGCCACTTCCTCAAAACCTGCCAAGTCAATGGCGATAATATAGTCGCCATATTGAGGGGCTTCGCCGTACTTAATCCACTCTTGTTTAAATATCTCTTGACCCGCATTGTCAAACGACGCTTCATATTCTTGCTTAAACGCAAACGAGGATAAAGTCTTCTTAGCAGCGTCAACCTCTTTTGGGTCAATCGTTTCGTTATCTTTCGTCGTGAAGTGCCATGCCTTCCACTCTTCATCATCACCATCAATCCCTGTCTTGTAAATGTCGTAAAACCAGTTACGACCAGCAGGGGTGGAGATGAACATCGCATCGCCCTTCTTGTCGGATAACGATGCACGAACAATCTTCTGCCAAGTGTCCTCTTTCATAAAAGCACACTCGTCCATGACACAAAAGTACACACTCAAACCACGAAGCGTATCTGGGTTATCTGCACCTCTGATATGAATCTTACGACCATTAATCAGAGT